GACACCACCAGACAGTAGCCATGTCAATTTACTTCGTCTACGAACCATCTGTTCCATCCTATCGACGCGAACAATCAATCCTTTTTGCGGCTCTGCAGGCGTTCCACTTAGAAGAGTTACACATACATCAAGCTTTCCATCCATAGACCTCATGTGCTCTTCGATTGCCGACTGAGCCGACAGTATTTGTTGTAGCTCAGACATTTTTACTCCAAAAGCCACCTCCCGCCCCAAAATGGGGCGGGAGGTAGGCCAAATGTTACGCAAGCAGAACAGCACCGAGGTTCGTATCGAGCACCTTGGTACCGAACAGAACGTCACATGTCACCAAGTGACCTTGCCCGCGACCTTCGTAGCTGACTGTGATTCGCAGAGCCAGACCATTGTAGTTAGCCACTGCACTAATCGCACCAGCACCGGCACGCGGAGGAGCCAGAGGACGCATCACCATAGCCAACGCATCACGATGAAACGCGAAGTTATAGGCACCAGCCGGACCGTAGCCAACCACGTCATTGTCCGTGATAGCTGTTTCCAGCGGACGATCCAGTTCAATGTAGTAACCACTGCTGACTCTAACGTCAACAATAGAATACTCTCCAGCCAGAGCCACGTTCGGAGAGCCGTCAGTATTGAAGCTTACAAGTTGTCCCACATGAGGAACACCCGTGCCGTCAACTTTGATTTCCTTATCATATCCAAGAGGATACGAAGTAACACCAACGTGACCGGCAAGATCCACGAGACCAGTCGTAACAGCGTACAGATTCGAAGCACCGGCTGCAACGTCAAAACGCAGGGCACGGTTCAAGGTAATGTCGTTAGTCGCGATACCCATCACGCGGTAAGGAGCAACGTCGCCTTCCAGTGTGAGATATTGACCAACCACAACAACACCACCACTGTCCAATGAAATAACAGTGGCACCAGCCGCAGCGTCGGCACTCAATTCATCAGCATTCAACGTAGAAGCAGCAGTGGTCAAGAACGGTGTGTTCTGAGCCATCATGCAATCGAAACCGAGAATCTCGCCAAGACTAGCTCGGCGAAGAGCTGTTCCTTCATCGCCACGCTGATTCGCGGCATTGAAGAGATCAAGCTCAAGAATGTCAGTCTTCGTAGCAGGGCAAACCACCAAATTACGGCCATCAACATAAGCCTTGTTGACGTCCATCTTTTCGCCGAGTTCAAGCAGCGTTCGCTTGACATTGGCAACTGTCACACCTTGAAGTTGACCAACAGCATTACCGAGATACTGATAGACTTGACCCATCAGGATTCGGTCAACCTTTCGAGCGATCGACATGGCAGCCGGTCGCAAGTAAACATTCACCAGGTCCTGGAACGCATAAGACTGCTCCTGGTCCTTGATCGTAAACGACGTGTGAATGTGCTGATCCAACTTAACGGCCACGTTGGTCGCTTCGCTGTCCTGCACTGTCACGTCATCATTCGCACCCTTACGCTTCGCTGTGTACTCACTCGGACGACGAGTGTTCACAGTGTCACCGTAAGCTTGAATCTCGTCTGAGAAATCGCGGTGAATCAGGTTACCAATGACCATATTCTCTTCGAGAATGGCCAAAGATTCCTGCGCCCACAATTCGGGATTCCAAGCATCCAGACTGTTGTCGTAAGCCACAAAACGAGGCATACTCTTCGAGTAATCCACTTTAAGCTCCTCTTAGGAACAGGGTTTTGTTTCAAACCCGGATATATCCCCTTTAACCAGCGCGGAAGAGTTCCGGTTGCTCTTTGCGTAGTCGCCGATATTCGGCAGGGTTAGTTTTGGCGAGTTCACCGATGTCAACCTTTTTACCAGTTTTCTGGTTTTTGGTGCCACCGAGACCTGACTTCATTTTATCCTTGAAAAGATTGGAGAAGTCATCCAATTCTCTCATTCGTTCAACAGCCTCGTCAATCGAATAATCCATTACGATAGGCTGCTTTGTCTTACTGTCAATGTCGGGGAACTTGACAATAGGCTTGAACTCACCAGTTGACTCATCGTCATCATTCTTAACTTCTTGAAACACAACTAGCGGAGAAACAATAGCTTCAATCTGCGTTGATTTGAATGCTTCATGACGCTCAGCTGCTCGCGTAATTTCATTGCGTACTGTTGCACTCTCATAACGCTTCTTCCAATTATTTTTGTCACCTTCAAGTTGTGTAACTTGTTGAGTGTACTTCTCGCGTTCCTCCTTGGCTTTACGTTCGGACTTCTCCTGGTCCGTCATATATTTGCTTTCGAGATCCTTGATTTTAGTCTCAAGGTCTGTCCGCTCTTCGTCCGAGAGTCCTTTCACCTGCCGCAATTTCTCAAGTTGAGTCGCTTGCTCTTTTTGAGATTGCTTCAGTTGTTGTTCCTGAGTTTCATACTTGCGACGAAGACCGGCCATGTGGGTGTTGAACTCTTCTTCCGTGTAGGTTTTCGGTGTTCCATCTCCATCACCTTCAAAGCAAATGTATCTCATAGTTGTCCTTTCAGGATACCCTACGGAGTCGTACTCCAGTAACATTTCCAAGCAGAGGTTTCAAAAATTGCCAAGCCAAACGACTTGGGATTCCTGCTGCATAATGCTCTGGAACAGTAGTGCGGTTGTAGGTTGTACGCACACTACTATAACCTTCCGATGACGAGGCAAGATTTTCGTATTCTTGATCTGGATCAACCCCGTCCAACAAAGCGTAAGCTACTTCATATGTCGCAATTAAAATTGATTCTGGAATCTCATCATCATCGAATTCTTCTTTTGGATCTACGCGAGGCCACTCCAATGCTTGTGATTCACTGGTCTTGGCTCCGCGAAAATTAAGACGGTCTATTCTGCGTGAGGCTTCTGCTAACGCACGGTTACGTTGATCCTCAGTAGCTCCGTCCCATGCTTCATCATGTAGACGTGTCGCAAAATAGGCGTCACCTAGAACCGTTGAACCGTAGTTAGCCATTAAACATTACCCCACTTTAACAGCGTTTGCAGCACCAATGTACCAAGTTTTTGTTGGATTTGCTGAAGGAAGCACACCTTGAGTCGTTGTTGAAACAACTGGTGCACCAGCAGCCGACAAATCAATATCTACTGTTACACAAGTATCAATCGGCATCTTATCAACACTAGCACCATCAAATGTCAATGTAACTGGATTGGCATTGATAGCACCACCAGCACAACTAATATCACTTGCTGTAAAAGCAACACCACCAACAGTCAAACCAGCACAAGCGGTATCAATTGCACCTTCAATAGTAGCTGCTGACGCATTAAAAGCAAGAGCTGCTGTTACAACAGCAGTATTGCCTGGAAGCGTAATTGTTAAAGTCCATGTTCCAGATGCAGCTACAATAGCAGCAAGACTTTGGACTTCATTGACACCCGCACCAGGACTTGTTCTCAAAGCACCATTAGCTGCAATACAAAGTGGAGTCAATTGTGTTTGAACTGCTTTCAGTTCTTCGTATGCTTTCTCGTAATCTTGCCAATCTGGAGCACGAATTGAGTCGCCATTATCTCGGGAAGGTGAAGTACCGTCCCAGACACTTGTTGGGTACGTCATTATTGTTAACCTGCCGAAACTTTAACGGTAGCTGTATCAGCCCACAATTGACCAGCAACAGCAGGATCACTTGTTGGCAATGTACCAGTAGCACCAATTCCAAGAGGAAGCAACTGTGTTTGAACAGCCCTCAATTCAGCAATCAAACTTCGCCAATCATGACCATCAGGTTGACGTTGAACATCAGCGTTTTCCCTGGTGACAGACGTTCCGTCCCAAACACTTGTTGGATAGCTCGCCATTCTTTTTGTCCTTAATGAATCTCGTTTACCGTTCCCAATTTATCAGATTGGAAGTGGAAATCAAACTCCAAAATATATGCAAATTGATTCAAAGTATCATTAGTTCCATCCGATTGTTCTCTAAAAATACGACACATTAACATAGTTGATTCACTCAACCCTGTCATTGTAATCGGTGCAAACGATGTAATATAATGCTTTTTCGTTAGAAGAACAGAATCATTAGGAGAATGAACATTTGAATAAATAATTGTGGAATTGGTGGGAAATACTCCACCAATTTCCTGAACAACATATTCCAAACCCCATTTTACTTTTTCTCCAGCACCCCCATCAGCAGCTGGTAGCCAATGAACATGTGGATAAATTGTTGTTCCTGGCGTCCAGGCATGTGGCATTTGAGCATTAAAAAATAGTTCTTGATCTGTTGTCGCATAGGCAAATCGCCAAAGCCAAATACCGCGTGAAGAAGCCCCATTATCAAATACTTTCGTGAATACTGGATCAAATGCACCCTGAACACTGAAAGTATTGATTCTAAGATCATCCCAAACATCAGTAAATTTTACATCTAATAGACTCTCGATAGCAGAAATATCACCTTGAGCTGTAAACATTTCCGACTGCAAAGTGTCTATGTATCCTTGCTCAACTTGAAAACTGACGTAAAAAGTATTTAACAACCAGTCTTCAATTGCAATAATTTCACCAACAGCGACATCATAATCCCAACGATCCGGGGCACGTTGTGCATTAGGATTTCTTTGAGTTAAAGATGTGCCGTCCCATAATTCATTCGGGAATTTTGCGCTCACCTTTATCCTCCCCTCTTACCAATTTCTTACCATCAGGATTTTCTTGAGATTCTTCTTTTTCCTCTTTAGCGGCTTGTGGATCATGATCTAAGCCACGAGCTGCAGGATTCTCGAATCCTTTTGTCTGAGATTGCATTCTAGCGAGATCAGACTCAAGTTTTTCTTTCTTAGCTTTCTCGGCTTCCCCTTTCGGATAGCCTCTCGCTACTGACGCAAATTCTCTCGAACAAAGTCCGAGTTCAACATCAGTAGAAATGTGTTCCGGATTAGAACTCGGGTAATCAGAGTTATCAATTTCCTGTCTGATTTTAACTAGTGTTTCGTCACTAATTTTACCAGCAAGAAGTGTCTCTGCGATTTCCTTGTGGATTTCTTTTCTGAATGTATGAGAACTAACATCAACAGCCGTTCGTGCAAGTTGTTCGGCGTCCTTCCGTCTTTCCTCATCACTCTTTAATGAATATCTTTCAGGATATTTAACAGTTATTGTCGCAGTAGATGATTCATACTCACTCCAAAGTTTTGCAACTTTAGCTTCAGCATGTTCAAGTACCAGACCAATTGCACTCAGACCACTTTCAAGACCACGTTCATCCATCTGCTTTGATTCAGCAGAAGCAAATCGTGATCGTGTATTCGCAACAGCAAGATTAGCAAGTGTTCTAATATCATCCTTCAAATTTGTCTGCTTCTGCATAGAAACAGACAAAGGTTCAGGAGAAGGATGAATAAAACCAGGACGCTCAGCACCCATTGGATAGCGTACACCATCCGTAGCGCCCATTTTTCTCGTCTTGGTATTATCTCCACTCGCAGCAGTTTTATCGTCATCTTGACTTAAAGCAGCTGCTGTCTCAAATCTCTGATCATATTGTTCTGTGTAGAATGGAATATTTGAACGCAATACGAAGCCGATATCAGCGGACTCCATGTTTGTAAGAGCAATTTGATGATTTGCAATATCAGTTAAAAGTGAAGCCTGAAGCTCCAAAATAACGAAAGGAATCTCATTGATTTTAAGCTCAATTGGTGAGAGTTCAGTGGGTTCAAAATACTCATTTATTGGTTCACCTGTGTCATTGTATTGTTGACACAATACAACACCATCTTCCATCCAGTAGTATCTAAAGAATTCGTTGTAACCACCAGCAAGATTTATAACTGGATCAAGAACTTCTTCGTAGACTCTTAACAGTAATCTCTTCAAATGAAGAGTCTCACCTTTAATATAATATTCCCAGTTACGAATGTCTTCGGTTTTATAGGAATAAATGTATGGGTGTTGTAATCCAGCTTCTAGTTTCGTTCTAGGTGTTTCGATTTTGAAATTATCAACGTAAATCCCGACCTTACCCATTGACAGTAATTCAGGAAGAATTTCTGTGCCGATGAAATGGTTCATCGTTGAACCATTCAAATCAACACCGCCAATTTGACCACTAACTGCTTTTCGCCAACTTTCTGTACCATCCGACCTACGGATAGCGTGCATACGTTGGAAAATAGCGTTATTAACATCCTTAATTGCAGCTTTCGCAAAACCTGCAACAGGAGTTATTGTTTTTCTATTATCGAAATCCGTTGGATCTTCAGCAGTTGAAAATTGCTGCACGTATTTTTCGATAAAACTATCGCCACCTTCTGTAATGTAGCGAAACTTATCCCAATCCAAATAACGCGCAGCATATTCTGGATGTACGGATTGCGCGATTCCGCTTGCTTGCTTGGCCATTACAGAAAGCTCCGAATGTTTTGATTCATCGCGATAGAAGCAGAAAGTGGTAATGCCATCTCAGAGTAATTTCTGGCATGTGCATAGTGATCTGGGCCAGTTGCAATATACTTCGAGACGTCATCACCATCAGCGCTTTCTTCGTACTTCTTAACTACGTTTTTGAGATGTTCACGGTATTCTACCGGCAAATCCCGAGGAAATTTAATTCTACCAGAGCGTATCCTTCCCAAACTTGTATCAAGCCAGAAGGTTCGATTAACACTGATTAAATGTTCTTCGTCACTTGGTGAAATAACCATTTTCTTTGAACCAATGCCGCGAGCATAATGGCAACGTTTTCCACGTCCCCAAACTCTACAGCAGAGTTCTAGAGCTGCTCGCTCTTCTGGTTGTTTATCAATAACCAGATAATTCACATTATATTCACGCATAAGTTGGAAGATTTCATCAAAACGTTGAACTTTTCCAACTTTTATGATTTCGCAATCAGCTACCATATTGAGATCAGGACCAATTTTTGGGATAGCCCAGCCATCAATCTCATAATGTAGCCACTTACCAACGTCAACACCGATTGTTTTGATTTTGTATGAAGGAGTTGGATCGTCCATTTTACGTGTGGTAGTAAAACATTGATTCAGATGATTGTCGTCGATACGAGCGCCTTCTACCACATGAGGCAAACCAGCTATTGAATTCCAGAGTTCTTGCTCGGCTGCTGGGTTATGTTCAGCTTCAATTGCAGTTACTGCAATTTTATCTGGTGTCTTGACACAGCTAGCGAGTTGATTGATATAGAACCCACGTCTCTTCTCATTAAATTCTTGAGATCGAGGAATCCATCTACCAGTCTCAACTTGAGACCTTACTTTGTCCGCGTGTTCAATTTTCTTTTTACATAAAGGGCAAATGATATGTGATTCACTGATTCTAGGATCAGAAAGACTATCGCCAACTACAACAAAACAATCAGGGTATTCTAGTGTTATTTCTTTCCAACAATTCGGACACTGAAAGTACCATGATTCTTGTGTTGTCGTCAAAAACATTTTGTGGATACCGAATTCCGGTATCGTTGGTGTTGAAATTGCCCAAATCTCTGAAACCTCTTGGCCGTCTGTTCGTCTAAAAGCTAATTGAATATTGTCTTGATCCATTTCATCGACTTCATCAAGAGCTACAAATGATGGATCGATTGATTTTAGACCGATTCGACTTCTAGATCCCCTGATCCAAAGATTTGCTGCACCTGCCCGCTTGTGCCCAATATTTTTAACATCAGAGAACATTCTCTTAAG